GTGCAATTTAGAACCACAGCACCTGTAAAAGATTACAATTATCTACCGAGCAAAATTTCCCCTGCGACTACAAGTCACAAGGTACAAAACTCTTGTATATTATAATCGCAGGTGCTAGGCGTAAAACTCTTTCAACATAAGAAAGAGAGAACACGACTGCAACATGTTCTTTTAAATGCATATAAAATATCTACACAGGCGTTGGTTCACCCTCAAAATAATCAAGGGTTGGACAACACAAAAAGTGTAGACAAGTAAAATCAGGTCCTGCTGAAATCTCAGATTGTAATGTCATAGTAGGCACAAAATTTGAATCTGTAGATCCTCTCATTTTCAGTAAAATCTGTAAAACAGCAGCTTGACTTCTGGTTCCATCAGAAACCATTCCTAACAAATAAGTAGTAGGATCAACTAATGAAAAGTTGTAATTATTATAATCAGGGATGTTGAAAGATAATGAACCATTAGTGCGTGTTGACGTAATTCCCATACCTCCCAAACCATCTCTCAAATACCAATATCTATTCAAGAAAGATGCTCTATTAGATGTAGAAGAGGAAAAAGCAGCATTACCCATAAAAGATATATATCTTGTACTAGCATTAGTTGCGCCATTATCAGTAGCACGAACTATGCGAAAATCATCAAGATAGCCATACAACTCTGAAGATGGTGTTACAACATAATTGACACTCCCACGATATCCTAAAAACATACCACAAATATAAGGAATATGTGCCATTGTATTAAATACATATCCAGCAGAACCAGTGGTCAATACCTTAGAAGCTGAAGTGGCAGTCCACGAAGGATCAAATCCAGGAGTATAGGGCATACGTTTGTATGTCTTTCGTAAAGAATTGAATACTCCGTTCGTGTATGTTGGAAAAGGTGTTGTTTCAAATACCATTGAACGGTGCAAAATATTTCTGAGAGAACCTATACATTCACCAAAATTTAAAGCATATCTTTCTGGAATAGCTTTAGATTCATTACCAATAACCACTCTTGAAGTAGTAATATCTGTAGTATCTTCACTTTGCAACTCAAAGAAACTAGGCACAATATTTGCGTTATCAGGTCCAATATGTCCGCTAGGATTGGCAAATTCAAAATTGTTACCTCCTTTAACAAAGAATAATATATTTATGATACCAGATGATGGAGCAGACAAAGTGTTTAATACCCTTATAGTTAAGGTCCCGTTATCAATACCAGGACGAGGTGCCATTGAATTTCCTGGACTCCAATTGTCTTGAATAGTTTGATCATGCTCTAACCAACCGGTTGTTTGGTGATATGGGATAACAAATTCAATATCATCTTTTTCACCAATATCCAGAATTTGAGTATATACAGTATTTTCAGGTGGGTCTGTCGTTGAAATATCATGACGAGGATCATAACTAATTTTTAAACGACCTTTATGAAATTTAGTACATACCACCTTAACACGCAAAATTATATCACCACGCCAATGCTTAAACATACCACCGATATAAGATAAAGGGGTATGATAAACACGTGAACCAACAGTAACACTAGAAGAATTATCTAATGGGACGTAACTCCACAAAGAGGGGGATACACGCATGTTAAAAATTTGACTTCCCGCTATGTCGGAAGTAGACCAGCTTGTAGAACCAAATAAACTTTCTTTGGTCTTCAAATAAGCCAGGGATAATTCATCCGCACTGCCAATACCATGTGGAGAAGGATCTATAGATAGTTCCTGCTTTGGATCTATTGACAACTTTTGAAACGGTACACCAATATGAGCGGAAGCTAACATCGGAGCATTCATAGGTTGCACAGGACGAACATCTTCAATAACTGGCACGTTTGTATATCCAAACATAGTAGCAATGGAAGAAACAGCAGATGCACCAATTTCTGTTGCTCTAGCAAATCGTCCAATAATAGGTATTGAACTTAAACGTGATGCAATTGCAGCAATCGCAGATGCGGGAGCTGAGACAGGACCTACTCCATACTCGTCACCCTGCAGAGACAGTTTAGCAGTAGCACCCATTAATTCAACATCAGTCATCCAAGCGTAGGTGCGTACCGTTACGGTACTAGAACCACCAGTAACTGCGATTCTCAAAGGCGCATATACAAAGTATGTTAGCGTACCCATATTCTGAACTTCACTAGCTGAAGTAATATCCATCCAATTTTTGTGTAGAAAGAATCTCAGGGGCATATGTCCCCCAGAATTTGATTGAGGATATACATAAAAACCAGGTTGTTGTGAATACGGTACTCCCAAAGGTAAATTTGACGTAGTGTTGGTTCTAATTTTATCAGTAACCCATCCCAATAAAGGTGAATAACATGCTCTCAAAGCACCATACTGGAATGGAGTTCCATTTATCAAGACCTTTACATGCAACGTTCCACGCAAAAATGCATAGTTATCAATTTTCTTTTTAATAGCAGCACTATTTAAAAATAGATACCAAGGCTGTATCTGGTTTTTAACACCAACGATATCAGATGTTGACCATGTCAACGTATCAATAAGTGTAGGTCTTGCTAAGAAAGACCCTAAACCTAAATCATCAGTGTTATCTACCAATGCTACATTGTTATTAGTGGTAGGTAAATCCACATAAACACCACCGGCATTATCAATAAATGTAACATTTTCACTAGTTTCTTCCGTGCTACCAACCCCCTCTGTGACCATAACAGCAGGGGAATCAGGCGACACTAAATCTTCTGATTGTAAAACAAACATTTGTGGGCTAATATTTGTGTCCAAGCCACATGACACAAATATCTCAGTACTTTGGGTGACTAGAGACAACCCTTGCTCACGTACTTTTTGAGCTCGATTAATTTTATTTGCTGACGATTAATTCTCACAATCTGACCCGCCAAGACCAGAAAGTGGGGCTGAGATAAATTCCCCCGACGCTTTCCAAAACCTATCTTTAAGTTCATCCCAACCGGGAAGTGTCGATTCTGTCACATAATGACAGTAGGGTTCACGCAATAATAATTGTCTGAAAAATGCGTGATGTTTTTCAAACGTTTCTTTCCCATAGAAAAAATACTCAGAATTCGCTGCTTGTACCACAGCTATGGTTTGAGCATATTTATCTATGGTTCCCGAAGGGATCCATGTTGTTAACATTTTATGAATTGAATCTTCCTCCAGGGGCGCCATGTACGCACCCACATCTTCATCCCATCTCCAAGTTCTCTTAAGAAAAGAACAATCTTTCAAACTGATGTAGGGCACAGACTCAGCGGTTTTATCGGCCATAGTGTATTCAACTCCTATTTCCGCCAGTGTTCTTTGTATATTGGTATGATTAAACCACGGAACTCTTGGTGAAACGCCCATAATGTTATCATCACCATATGTTAAAAGACACGCAATTCCCTTAAAAGCAATCACCTCAACATTTTCTTCTCGCGCTAACTTAATGTAAGCATAGCGCATATATATAGCATTAACCAAAGAATTGATTATCACAGTGAGAGGATGTCCCGATGGATTGGTTCCATAAAACTCTACTAAGTCGCCATTCACATTGATCAAAGGAAAGGCCGTGTCACTAGCTATACCTCGGAGAATTTGTAATTCATCATCTGGATAGCCAGCTCTCTCATACATTTTAATGATTATGTCAAAAGCAGACAATATAAAATCACTTAACATACGTTTATCGTATTTCCCGTAATCACCTGCCACCATATTATCAACACCAAATTTTGTCAAATATTTGTGCGTCTCAGACCATTCGACAGATTGTACAACCATTCCAGGAGCTGCCTCAAAAATAAACTTGTTCTTCTGCACCAATCTAACAAAGCTTAACAAATGTTTACGAACAACCAAACTATGTGGCACACTTGAACCTGTGAAAACTCTCGTTTTCTTGGCTTTACATTTTTCAATAACTGTAGGTTCATCTTTAAGATGAGCTGTATATATCGGCATGGCTCTCTGGCCCTGTTTATATAAATTTTCAATTCGAGAAACTTCGTCCCACACATTCTGTTCAAAGTTTACTCCATCGGGATACTTCTCACAAATATCTGGTACCAAATAACGTTTCTTGGTTGTATTCCAAGGATGACCCATAGATGAATTACAATTAATGCGATCAATATATTTCACTCCTGGTAAACCATTAACAGTGGCCTTATTTGATAAAATAACCAATTCTTTCTCCCACTCACTGGGCAAATTTTTACAAATCTCATCTAAGTACATATTTTTTTGCCTGCAACAAAATATCTCTATCGTAATTCACAGTTGGTTGAACCATTTCAACAACATTTTTACGCCATGGTTCCCAACCATCCATCGCCGGTTTGTCATGCTTAACATCAATATTAAAATATTCTAAAACAGGCTTACAAATTGGTGTACGGGTAACTTTACTTTTGGGTTTAGGTCTAAATCCTGGGAAACTACCATAAATACGAGCTGTCCCCTCTGGTAAATAACGAAATAGACTCTTATAATGCGGGGCTACTAAATTTACATCTCCATTTAAGGATAGCAATGGAGCTACCCCACCATTAGCGTGACGCACCACAGTGGAACGACTCAATAATTTGTCGATTTGCTCTTTTGTAATATGTGGGAAACCACACATATTTTTGTAACCAACAGTATGTATACCCATAATGACAGGCCCTTTGGGAGTTAAAGCGACACCCAATGAACCACAATCGCCATACTGCGTTTCCTGCTCTCCTTTACCTAAAAATATAGGTAATCTAATATTCAAAACTTCAATAGGAAATTCTTTAGCATACTCAACACCATACACGTTAACAAATTCAGTAAAGCCATCTGATTTCCGTCTAATGCTTAAAATACGAGTAACAGGTATAAATCCAGTATTCCAATATTTGGATATATCTTTGTGAGGTGGCATAGACATCACCTGAACGCAGGCTAAATCGTTATTATGATCAAAACTAATATCAATTTTATTGATATTCAGAGTGTGGTTGGAACTTAAGCCCTGGTGGCTCATATTTTGTATGTCCACTTTATATTTGTTTCCGCGTTTAAAAACATGTCCATTCAATAATAACATTTGACCACGAACAAACACACCTCCAGTGTTGCATGAATAATTGTCATCCAACGCTTGTATCCTAATCCGTACACAATTTTGTGCAAATAAATCCCTAATGGCACCTTCAGACAATGAAACATTACTCAAAGAAGCTGGAGGAACGTCAAACGAATTCAACTCTAAGGTAGGTGTATACCATACATTTGCAGTACTTTCAGTGTGTAAATCAGATTCAGTAGTACTAAACTTATTACCTTGCGGTCTCAAATTAGCATATTGTTTCATTCTCTTGGTTGAACGTGAATACATATACAAAACCATGCCTAATGTAGACAAACCAAGCAATGCATATTTATATTCAACCGGTAAAGGATTACCATTTAACAAGCCAAAAATATGTATCTGGGCCTTAACTGACACTTTATTGCTCAAATAGGCTATAAACTTACGCATCAAACGTATTCGCGCGACAAATCTAATATAAGTAGAGACCCATGCCCAACAAAGAAATATGGTGAAATAATGACTATATATCTCAAGACCTTTCATGTATGCACGAAACCAATATGGTTCTTCCTCAAGATTTTGCAGACAAACACACGTGCTTGATGTTTTAAAACACAATTTACAAACACTGATATTTCGCATACCACTGTCACAATCATTCGACCGCATCTGTACGTTCAAATGATCCATGGATGCTTTTCCAAAATGTTCCAAAAATTCCAACACATTTTCAAATATTTGAACTGTTTCCAACGTAGCACGATTGTCCTCAACCGGCACGATTTTTTGAACTGTAATCCTCCAAAAATCAGGATATGTTCCAGAAAAATCTGGAATTTCATCAGTATTCAAAAATTTTTTGTTAGAATGTAAATATTGTTTTTTAGGTGTAATATGCACAACATATGGTAAACGTCTACGAACAGCAAGCGGACAATAAAAATATTCATGGGCATTTAAATCTTTAGCATTAGAAGTGGCAATAACTAATTTGGCTAAAACAGGTGTTTTACCCTTGTCCTCAAGTGCAGCTTGGGGTGGCACGTAAGGCACATTGTTAACAACATTCAACATTTCTTTCAATGTGGGGTCAACATCTGAAGACTTTTTTGGCAAAAGAAATGCAATATCGTCCATTTGAATACACCATTTACTAGAGTCGAAATTACTCCAGTACTCATCCGCTGGATTGCGGACATAACGAAAATGATCATCCTTATCCAAACCATGCAAACTACCATAATAATAGTAGCACATTTTGGTAAAAGTAGATTTCCCAACACTTGATTCACCATGCACGAGCACACCAAATGGTGCTTGTCTTTCCTTCTGGGACGCTCTTCTCGTTATTTCCATGTTTTTAAGCAAGTGTAAATTGTATAATTTACGACTGATGTAGTTGCTTTCCACACCAATGTTGTTTTTTGAATATTTGCTAATTGCTTCACCACGCTCAATGGTATTATTTAAATCTGATACAAACGAAAAATAAGTCGTACCATGAGCTTCCAAATTGGAAGTGAACGCTGACAACTGTAATAACCTATCAGCTTCTTCACACCAAACTCTATATGTAGAATCAGAATGTATAAAGGCTGTTGGGTCACCAGTTTTACGATAATCAATAAGTTTTTCACAAATGAATAGTGCGGAATCAACAACGCAAACCAACAAAGAAGTCGGATTGTCGTAAGATTTGCCATTCTTACAAACCAAATTCCGAAATTCCTTGTCGGAAATTTCCAATCCAAATTTGGATAGAAAACCCTGCACAAGCAAATAGGTATACAACTCGTGAATTTTCTTTGCCAATGGAGAAGCTAAGGCAGTATGAGTAACGTTGAAAATGTCACGAAAACTCTTAATGGTTTCTTCAAAATCACTCTGCAAAATACTACCCTTGTTTAACAAAAAATTTTTACATTTATGCGTTATAGATTTACCTGTAAACAACTTGTATGATAAGTGAATAATAGCTGCAAAATCCTTCTTGGATGTACACTTGCGTGACCAATAAACTACCTGAAAGAAATTTTCGAATAATTCAAATAACCACAAATCATCCCCATTAAGAAACGATATGCGTGTAGAATTAATTCTATCTAATAATTCATTAAAATCATTCATGTTGTCATCAGCCTGCAATTCCCATTGACTTAAAAAACCGGATTTACACCAATCGATATATTCCGGCCAAGATCTAGGATCTTCATCAAAAGAAATGCGGGGTGCTAAACTTATATCAACGTGATGTGGCCATTTCGACCTAATCACAACATATTCAAAATTTGCGATCTCATAAGATCTTAAAGTTCGTTCTACAGACAACTTTTGCCCTCTATAGAACAAATGGGGACTAGCAATGTCCCCTGAAATACTTAACCAAGAAATCAAAATACCAATTTTAATATCAGGGTCGAGCTTAAGTATTTTTGATAAACTAATGGAGTCTCGCTCTCCAAAACCTATATATATCGTTAAAAAATCTTCTTCTATTTCACGTGAACAAACACAATTGTGATTGTCACAAAAGTAAAAAGGCTCATTATTCACAAAATCGTAATGAAATTCACACATAATAATAATCTCGTTTTTTATTTTGTGTCGCTGTATATGGGTCTTAAAAGACGTATTATTTCTCCCGGTCAAAGGGATACCAAAATTATACGCGTTAGGTTCGCGCCCTCTAGACTCTTACTTGAGGAGGTATTAACACGATAAAAAATTAAACATACTAATAATTGAACAAAGACCTAAGGTGCATACCTCTTGCTACGGCAAGAAGACGTCCATGCGATGTTGGTGTGAACAGAAATAACTTGCAGTGACCACAATTCAAAACGAATCCATCAACAAGGTTCAAAAATTGCAACACGTAGCGTTTTACTTTTTAAAAATTTATCATGCTAAGTTGCCTGTCAAGCTATAATAAACATATATGGCAATATAACCTTTTTATTTGACATTTTAAAATTTTTATTTCTTTTTTGTAATTTTTTATACATGCAAATGGGAAATAAATTCCCATATCGGAGCCTAAGCTCCATAAAGGAGCATAAGCTCCTAAGCGTTCTACGGTTTGACCTAACATATCATTCCAAACAACGCCAGCTTTTTAAATACAAACGGAAAAGCCCTTCTTACGAAAACCGTTTTTTACAATACATGCAATATACATATTTTGATCGAAACATAAAATTTTGGTTAAAACGACAAGGTTTAAATATAAGAATTTTCTAAATTTAGCAATTGTTATACATAAATTCCCACGTATCAATGATAAGAGTTTTTAATAAACAAAAAGATACTTTAAAGAATTTCCAAGTATAATTAAACCTTTATCCTATTTTATGAAAATAAGAGTTTTCTAGTAAATTAGAATTCCCATGTATATTCTAAAAATAGACAGATAGTAACCAAACTATCCTAGGATGCAAAGCATCCCTAGAAGATAACATATATATATTTGTGATCAGC